ATTGCAATAAGCATAAACGTCTCTTGAATCATCTCTAGCCGTCTGTTTGTCTTTGCATCTTTAATCAAGTATTTACTGTCTAATTGAACAATACTACTGTAAGGTCGATTAAAATCATTATCATAATCCATTACAGACTCTAACATATCAATTTCTTCTTCACTATATAGTTCTAGAATACTAGGGTCATACAGTCCACAGGCTACGTTAGCATGAATATAGTCAATAAAGCGTGCTGGAGTGAAACTGCCATAACACTCTTTACGCATTTCTGTTACTAGTAGTCTACCTGCGAAGATTGCGTAGTCTGGCGTTTGTGGAGAAATCTTTTCCGCTGCAGACTTAATTAAGGTTTGCTGTATGTCGGAGGTTTTCATTCCATCCGCGAACTTAATATGTGCACTCAAAGCTGTATCTGATACTGATACGTCTAATTCTCTACCTAAGTCTTCCTTCTTACAATTCTCAAGCATTTGATGGATACGATCTAGGTCCATCTCCTCTTGTTTCCCATTTCTTTTAGTTATTAACATATCTCTCCAATAATTCATCTAACTCTTTAACGTTATCTTCTCCAATCGCTTCTTCACAATAAGTGAGTAAGTCCATTAGTTTATAATTATCTAAAATTAAATCCTCTGAGGCGTTTAAGTTCTTTACGTATACATAGTTCCCAGGTAAAGGCATTTGGTCATAAATATCAAAAGCACTGCCGTATTCCCTAATTAAAGCATATGCACGCTTAGCCCCTATACCCGAAATACCTTTAACGTTATCCCCCGTATCCCCCATTAAACATTTCATACTAATAAACTCTTCTGGAGAACAGTTGTGGGTTTCTTCAAAGTTCTGTACTGTAGTCTCTTTTCTAGTTACATAAGAGAAACGAGATATAAAGTTATTTACTAATAAGTCCCAGTCCTTATCTGAAGAAATCAACCAACAGTGCTCTAGGTCATTATCATCAAACTTACTTGCAATATAAGAAGCGATATCGTCCGCCTCTACACCTTTAAACTTAACTACGGGGAATACTTCACCCACTAAGTCTAAAGTTCTGCCGTACTCTTGGATAAACGCGGTGAACGCGTCTCTTTCTTCATCAGTTTGCTTCTCTCTTAACTTATCTCTATTACCTTTATACTCAGCATCTACTGCAAGTCGGTAACTAGATTTACCCCAATCCGACGTTACAATAACTTTTTTAGCACTATACGATTGAGCTAACGACTGTACTAAGCGTAAGTAGTCTGCCGCAAAATTAGTAGAGCCACTATGTTTATACCTAAAGGCTAAGTTAAGCCCGTCTACTACTAACAAGTTGTCTCTTTCTTGCACAGCTTTTAATTCTTTAAATTTCATAATCTTTCCTTCTTAAATATACTGGAGTCTTTTGTGTCTAACCAGCTTTCAAATAAATATATGTGTAAAGTTATTTCTTCAGTAGGCTGGTAGATTAATTCTGGAGTTATCATTTCAGCCACTTCAGTAGCTATTAACCATTTACCTCTATCCTTTTTAAATACTAAGATAGGTTCGGCCTTCATTTCTTTAGCCTCTCTATCCGCCTGTTCCCAAAACTTTTCTAATTGAGAGTTTGTATCGTTTAATAGGTTTGAGTGTATTTGGTCATCCTTATAGGATTTTACCTCTATACAGTAGTAATTAAAAGAATTGGATAAATAAACATCCCCTTTAATATGTCCCGCCCCTGATAGAGGCACTCTTTCCCAATTCTCTAAACCTGTTCGTTTTCTTAGTAAATCTCTAACTTTATACTCTGCCGTTCTGCCTTTCGCCCTACTATCAACCATTCTCCAACCTTGAAATATTATTCTCTTTAGTTATATTGATTTTGTTAAGTAATGGGTGTGTATACTCATGCGAAACAATGAAAGTATTTATCTCTGTTTCTTCTAGGAGTATCTCAATTAATTTCTCTTTACCCATGTCATCTAGGACTCCCATAACCTCATCTAAGATAAGCAAATTAAGTTTAGATTTAGAAAGTATATTCATTACCTTTCTTATCCCAAGTAGTGTAGCTGTGTTCACTCGTCCAAACTCCCCACTAGAAAGAGCTTCGATCTCAACTGTTCTACCTTCATCTATTATCTGAATATTCAACTTCTCCCCTTTCAAATTGAAATTCAATTGAAACCTTCCCGCAGATAATTCGGCTAGATACTTATTTATTTCGTCCTCTAGGTCTTTAACTAATGACTCAATTTTATAAGCAATTAAACCATTAGTACTAAAAGACTTCTTTAGTATATCTACTATAGCTACTAAACCTACTAACTCATCAAGTTCTGAAGTCTTAACACGTAGCTTTTCCTCAAAATCAGCAGTTTGTTCCAAAATCACATCTATTTTAGTATTGAAAGCAGTTGCTTTTTCATTGTGGGCTATTGCTTTCTTAATATCCGCACGCACTGTTTGAATAGTTTCCTTCAATACACGCATTTTAGTTTGCACTTTTTCCCTATCTACTAAGTTATTACTTTTTGTATTATCTACTAAGTTATTTAAGTTTTCGAAGTCTGCGACTACCTTCTGGTGGTTACGATAAGCTAATAGGCCCGACTTAGCACTTGTTACTATATCTTCAATTTCTTCTATTCTAGTAGCATTGGAATTAATTACTGCATTTGCTCTATCTATTAAATCTGTAATAAATTCTTCATCTACAGACTGCATACAGGTAGGGCATTGTCCATCTAATTTAGACAGTTTAGTAATTAATGCTTTCTTGTTGTTAGTTGCTGAAGTTAGGGAGCCTTTCTCTTGGACCTCTGAGTCCGTGGACTCCGGCTTGTCCACGTGTCTGCTTACTTCGTCAATATCAACATTTTGTAGTAACTTGATGTACTCATTGTTTTTGTTAATATCTCGGTTAATTTGCTCAGCATTATCTAACTCACCTTTAAGTTTCGCGTACTCCTCTACCTCGGAAGAAGCATCTTCAGGCACCTCTTTTAGTTCCATAGGCTTTGTATCTTCTAAAGCGTTTTCTGCTAACCAGTTTTCAATAGTGGAGCAACTAGCTTCAATACCTACTAAAGAAGAGTTATACTCTTTATGCTTTGTTTTAAATAACTCAAATAATTCTATGTACTTATCTAACCCTAAAAGAGCAATTAAAAACTTCTTTCTATTAGTGTCCGTAGCTTTTAGGAACTCTAGGCTAGAAGAGGCACTTTGATAGAATAACTGTGAAAACGTTTTATAGTTTAAACCTAATATGTTTTCAATTGTTTTATATGTGCCTGTAGTAGTATGACTACTAATATCAGTACCATTCTTAGATACTTTTAAAGATATACTAGACTTTCTATTTAGTGTAACTTCGTACTTATCTTTATCAACGTTAAACTCTAGTTCTATATGATAACCTTTCTCTAAGTGCCTATTTGGGATATCTTGCTTTTTTATTCCTTTATTGTTCTTCCCGTACAGTACTTCTTCAAGTATTAAAGGAATACTACTTTTACCTGTGCCATTTGTGCCTATCAATTGAGTAACTGTTGAGTCGTCAAAGTTAATTGAGTTCCCTTCTCCATAAGAGAAACAGTTATCCCATCTAAGCGTCTTTAGATAAATCATTAAATACTCCTAGTATGCTTTCTATTTTTTCAATGTCTAGACTCTGTACGTTCTGCAGGTACTCAAATAACTCTTCTTCTAAAGACATATCTTTTAGGTGAAGGGTTGCTTCTGTATCTCTGTTTACAATTTTCTTGTCTAGTAATTCATTATCTAAGTCTAGTCCTGCTAGTGATAATAAATCTCCTGTGACTTCATAAATGGTATGGTGAAAGTCTGTCTTTACCATATCCTCTTCTTTATCAACTGTTACCCTTATTAATTGTGGTAACTCTAAGTCAATCCACTCATACTCCGTAGTGTCAGAATCTAAAATAATTACTCCAGCTTTTACTTCTTTTCTATGGAATGACGTAGTCAAAGGGCTTCCTGGGTATACTATATTACGCTGACTATTTGAGTGTGCGTGTAGGTCCCCCGCGAATACCCTGTCCCAGTGTTCTAACACATCTAAGTCGATTTCTGGGGACACGTGCGGAGGGATTTCCCCTCTAACGTGCGTGTATAAAATATTGTTACTAAAGTCTTTAGTCTTAAAGGTCTTTAGTTCTGTGTACGGGATAAAATCCATATTATGTATAGAACAACTACTCGTTACAACCTTTACTAAAGGGTTTAACCCGTTTACTACGGTTTGTAGTTGTGTTAGAAAGGTGTGTCCTTTCTTAGTGGCTTCGTGGTTTCCATCAAATATAATGGTTTCGATAGTACAGCCTTTCACATAATCAAAGAATAACTCTAATTCTTCTAGATTAGGTACTTTATCAAATACGTCACCGCCCACTACGTTTAAGTCAACGTCTTTCTCTAGTTCGTGCATCTTTTTGAACATTGAGTGGAATCGGTCTTTCTGCCATTCTCTTGGTACATTTTTCTGCCCCAATTTAATATGCCAGTCTGCCGAGAATAATACTTTCATACTTTCCTCCTATAGTAAAAAAAGGGACGCAATAATACGTCCCCTTTTAAGGTCTTAACTTATTAGCCTAAATCCTCAGCAGATTCAAACTCCTCCATTACGTCCGCAGAAGTATCTTCTTCCTTATTGCCTAAGATATTACTCTCAATGAAAGTCTTTTGCTCATCTGAAGTAGGTCGTACTACGATTTGATCAATAGGCTTCAATTCAGCAATTAGTTCTAGATCAGCTGCACTAAGTGCTGCAGCCTTAATTTTCATCTGCTTAACTGTGTACTCTACATTAAACGCTAACGGGCCAGTTTTCTTACGGTTAACTGTAATATCCCAACCCGTCTTAGTATCCGTAGGGTCACCTAACTCTTCTGCAACAGTTAGGATTTGCTCAAACATTTTCTTTTTCAAGTTTAGAAGTTTTAGCTTACCGTCAGCACGGTCAATTGCCATAACTGCGTATGCCCAAGAACATTTAAGCTCTGGGAAGTAGTGACGAACCCAGTCTTTTTCTAAGTTCTTGAAAGACTCTGACTCTCTGTCAAAGCCTACACATTCCATAGGAAGGTTTTTACCTTCTGAACCCGGCACCCAGTAATTGTATCTAGCGACGATGTCGCCAACCATTCTGAATGTATTATCACCATCTACTAATGTTAGCAGCTCTGCGCCACCCTTCTTTGCTTTACCGTTGATTTTTTTAAATGTAATTGCCATTGTATTTTATTCCTCGTATTTAAATTGTATGTTATTTCCTACTATTTCTAGTAGTCCGTTTTGTTGTATATATTTTTCATGTATATCAGCATGTAAGAGCGGTAAACTTGCATTACCTTCTAAGTGATAACTTGTATAGTTTCTTAGACTGGCTAAGTGAATATACATTATAACTTCCGCTTCACTATAAAAGTCTAAAGACTCTAACAGTTCTTCGGGGTTCAAAATAAAACTATCTCCCTGTATTCCTTTTAGATTTAAATCCCTTAGGTACTTGCCCCACTTAGTGGGTACAACACCTCTTGTTATTAAATACATCAGAGCTAGCACAACCTTGGGCTTACCACCCGCGCATTGCTTAACTTTTTTCCAGTTATATTTTATCATTTATGCGACTATTATACCAAAGTTTGACCTTTTTGTCAAGTAATATTTTTAAGTTAGGTTGTGTACTTTATAGCCTAATTTAAGGTATAACCCAGCTCGTGCAGTAGCCTGGTTGTTAGCTGTAGACCCCTTTAAATTCAAGTCAATAACTTCAGGTGTCATCTTACCTTCCTTAAGTCTGATAATTCTACCTATAAGTTGGGTTAACATAGGTTCATTATTAATGGGTGTTGCTAGCACCAAACAAGACAGAGAGTTTAATGAAATGCCTTCTGAAAAGATACTAATACTACCACATAATATATCTTTGTCTATATCAATAGATTTCAGCATTTCGTCTCTATTCTCAGTCTTACCTGTTATAACCATTGCATTAGGCCCACAAAGCTTAGCTATAGCTTCTAAGAACTGTACTCTGTCGCCTACTACTAGTACCTTGTGCCCTTTTATAGCTTGGGTTTGTGCAACATCCGCTACTAATTGCTTGTAATCATCTCTCTTAACTAGATCATTTACTCGCAAGGCCCAAGGCATATTTCTATTACTACTAAAGAATATACCTGTCTTTAGTATATATACTTCGGGTTTCATTGAATTCTCAACCGGAGGTTGGTGTAAATCAAATCCGAAGTAATCTTTTAACACAACGTGTCTGTTATCCTTTCTCTGTAGAGTCCCGGATAACCCTATCTTCACTGTTGCCTTTATTTTATTTAATACATCAGTAAAAGTTGCTGCGGGAGTATGATGGCACTCGTCTACCAACACTGTGCCAAATTCTTCTATTAATTTAGGTACACGCTTTCGTATAGTTTGTATATTGCCTAAAACGATTGGGGAGTCTAAATTGAATTGTCCCGACCCAATGATGCCCGGTTTAATACCAAAGCACTTTTCTACTTCTTTAGCCCACTGGTCTCTTAATGCTATTGTATGTACAATAACTAATGTCTTGTACCCCATCTTAGCAGCTAAAGCCAACCCTAGAAAGGTTTTTCCATAACTAACTGGAGCATTAATTAAGCAAGAGCCCGTTACTTTATCGAATATCTCTTGCTGAGAAGGTCTAAGTTCAAATCTAAACTCGGGGAAATTTGCGGGTATCTTTACTTGCTTATCTACTAATACATAGTCCTCTGGAATTAAGTCAGTTCTACCACTAGGGATAGAGTATAAATCATATTTAATTCTAGTAGCGTTTCTAATTATTAGTACATTGGAGTCTAAAGGGTTTCCTGTCTTTTGCTCAATCTCATACGTTAAAGTCTTTTCTAGTGTTTCTACTAATTCATCGTTTACATTAAGGTATATTCGGTTACTAAGGACTGCCTTATTCATACTTTCCTCCAAGAGTCGGGTTTCTTTTTCTTTGATACTTCATATAAGATATAACCCCCATCAAATTGTAGCACACCTGCATACGCATAATCCAAAGGGATATCTTGATGCATAATGAAAGGGGTGTGTATACCTCTTACTATAATCTTTGTGGTCTCAAAGGGTAATCTTACTAATTCTGCTATTTGTTTATAAATTAAGCGCGCCTTTCTAGTTTTGACGTATTTAAAGATAACTCCTTCATCATCTATAAAAACCTTTTTGGAGCTCATAATCACGTCCTTAGCATTAGCCACGCTAGTAGGTAACGAATATTTAAACTTTTTCAAGCGTAGTCGGCGCTCACCTAATGTTTTGCCTTCCAAATTCCGATCATCTATAATATAAATATTGTAGTGCGTGTGTACCTTGACCACTCCATTAATATCAGTTATTTTTGTATACCCTCTCAAAGGGTATACAGGATACTTAATATTTTCTAGAGGTTTGCCAATCATCCCCAAACTTCCTCTGGGTCTGTAAATG